TCGAACCCGCGAGTGCGTACACAGTAGATCTTAAGTCTACCCCCTTGGACCTCTCGGGCACCATGACTGGTCTAAAAAAGAAAAAAACGCCTCCAATCGGGGTCGAACCGATGACCTCGCGGTTAACAGCCGCACGCTCTAACCAACTGAGCTATGGAGGCAATAAGTTCCCGCCTGGATTCGAACCAGAGTTTGTGGTATCAAAAACCACCGTGATGACCGCTACACTACGGGAACTTAAAAAAATGTTCCATGCGGGACTTGAACCCACGACCTTCGGCTCATAAGACCGACGCTCTAACCAACTGAGCTAATAGAACTCTCTAACAAATTCAAAAAAATGGGGGACAAGGAATTCAAAAAAGTTGTTCCATGGGGGACTCGAACCCACGACCTTCGGCTCATAAGACCGACGCTCTAACCAACTGAGCTAATGGAACTGATTATATTATAATACTATGTTAGCTATTATACATAATCTAATTTATTTTATTTTATTATTTCACGATACTATATATAGTACTGTCCCTTTAAGTGCTTTTTTATAATATTTTTTTATCTTTTACCACCATATACATTTTATCTCTCGTAATTTAAAAAAAAATTGAATTTGAAAATATAAATTATACTTTACTAACATATATACTTATATTTAAGATGGTGAAGATTGTTAAAATTGAGAACAAAGAGACCATCCAATATGGGAAAATTAATAATCTACATATTTTGGATATTTTCGGTGAAGAATTACCATTTAACAAACTCAAAGATAAGCAGAACCAAAAATATACTGATTTAACCGTGGAAAATATATATTTAGAAGAATTTTACTTAATCTCTATCTATTTTGACGATAAAGTCGTTCTACATAAAAAATATAGAAAAAACCATTCTTGTGATATGTTCTATTACCTACATCAGTTAGAATTAGAATCCGATAGCGACTCCGATACGGGTAAGTAAATATTTAAGTTTATCCTCTTTATAATTTTTTTTATATTACAGAAAATAAAAAAATTTATACTATGGCTTCAACTGTTAGTTCTACTTCATTATCCTTTACCACTTCTGGCTGTGTTACGTGAATAATAAATTTATCTTCGGCAATATCTGGGATCGCTTGAAGACCATTCGAGAATTTTGTTTTGAATGCTGCTATGGACGCACCACTTAGTGATGGTGCTTCTTGTTGTAATCTTTCATATTCTTTTAATGCGTATGCGGTTAAAACATCAGACGGGTCACGATCTTCCCTCGACATACTCATCTGTAATGTAATGTATCTATAAAAAGAGCCAAACTGTTTAGAAACCGACGCATGATCCGCCGCCTTCTCCTCCGCATTATAGAACTTTTTGAAAGATTGAATTAATGCGGAAACCATTCCTACACCACCTACACCAAATAATATACCATTTTTTATTTGCACATCTTCCACGCTCGTTGCAACCAACGAAACCGATGACGCAATACTCGTAACTAATATACCCGTAACAGCCAGATTATTTCCAAATCTTTTCCACGCACCACCAGAGTGAGAATGCATAAATCTTAATCCAGCCGCCTTTTCTCCCCAATCAGCAATTAATTTCTCCATATTTGGAGACCAAGATTCAGCATTTACCCTCTTCCTTATGTCCCCTAATCTCGCCGAAACTAACGCTTCCTGTTCCCCTGCACCTAAACCTGCCATATCACCCCCGCCGCTCATTTTTATAATAATACGCAACATTTTAATTATTTCTATCTACATAAAGGTCGGCAGAAAAAATTTTATGGGTTGATACAGGCACTAATCTTTCGCCTGGTTGTCTTTACATATACTCTTAATTATTTTATCTTCTACTCCATCTAATGGTTTCCCCATCGCCGACATAGACCTCGCATAAAACAACTGTTTATCATCTTGTTTCATAAATGTTGGGTTGTCTTTCGTCCATTCTGTTAGTGCCGTATAATTTTTGTTTGATGCTTTGTTTATTACCTTCTTTATCTTTTCTTTGTTCGTATCTTTCTCCCACTTATCATTATCTTTTATGTAAAGTGTCTCCCTTTTTACATCGCTACAGTGTAAAGGTCGCTCGTATTTGCTTAATTTATTCATATTCTCCATAATTACTTTGGTAATCCCTTTTTCAAGCCCATTATTCGTTGTGTATTGGAGTTGGTCTACTGATACTTGTATAGATTTGATGAAATCACTCATATTAATAGCGTCTTTACATTCCTCGTTCAAAAACATATTGATATTAAACTGGTTGTTATTTGTAATGTTATTACCCATCTTAGGTATCATATCTTTAATCGTATTTGTTAATAATTCTATTTGTTCCTTGCTTTCATCTCGTTGTTTCTCCAGTTGTTCCATCATCTGTTTATCTTTTTTATCTGATTGTTCAGCCATCTGTTTATCTTTTTTATCTGATTGTTCCGCCATCTGCTTATCTTTTTTATCTAATTTTTCCATTAATATAGCAACCATATCTCCCGATACATCTGTAGATTTTTTGATTTCTACACATACGGCTTCTTCATAATCACAGGTTGTTTGATGTCTCGCCAGACCATATTTATATTTATATTTCTTACCACATTCACAGTGAAATAATTCATTTGTTGATTTTGCGGATTTTGCGGAATTTGCGGAATTTATCTCCCCCGCTTTACCCATTTGCGTTTTTTTGTGTTTTACAGATAATAAATGTCTATCATAATCATTTTTTCGTGATGTATTATAATCACAACAACTACAATAATATTTTGTTGCGGAATTTAACTCCCCCATTTCCCCCATATATACCCCATGTAATATAATCTCTAAACTATTTTTTTCATAAATATAATTTATGGTCTTGTAAAATATTTGATAATTATATATAGTATTACTGCTTAATGGTTTCATTTCATAAAAATATATATATTTGAGCCTATTTACAAACTTTATATGAGATATGAAAATAGGACATTTATAAATGTCTAATTCCTAAAAAAATTTAAGTTTATGAAATTCAAAAAAAACACACTTTTAAACTATAATATTTATGTTATGGTATATGGTATTATAACAAAAATATGGTATTTATGGTACTATTTAGTTGTGTGCTTTACTAAGCATATCCTCCAATGATTTATTTGTTTCCTGTAATTCTATATATTTTTCAAACAGATTGTTATGTAGTGTAGTGTGCGTTTTTTTTATATCTTTTATTTCATCGTTCATTTCATCTTGTAAAAGTTTATTTTTTATATCCGCAGCCATCAATAACTCTGCCCTATCAATTAGAATTTTTTCTATTACTCCAATTGATTCTTTTAGTGTTTCTATACGGGTGTCTTTTACATCTATTATATTTCCCCATAAAGAATTCATCTTGTCTAATGTATCTATTAGTTCCTTTTGTTGAGCAACTATATCTACTGAGACACATACGGGTTCTTTATAATCGCAGGTTTGTTTATGTCTCGCAAGGCTGAATTTTTGCTTATACTGTTTTCCACACCCACAGTGAAATAATTCCTTTGTGGGTTTTTTTACTATTTCCACCCCGTTCGCAATCATTTCTGCCTTTTTATGTTTTTGTGTTGCTAAATGTAGGTCATAATCATATTTTCTATTACATTTATAATCACAACAACTACAATAAAATTTATTTACGGGTTTTACGAGTTTTTGCTCCTCCATTATATTATATATATTAAAATCTTTAACCTATTATCTTGAGAGATTGTAGTTAGGGCGGTGGGTGGATAAGGGCGTATATTATTATTATTATTTGCTACAAAAAGTTATGATAATAATATACTTAGAATAAATATTTGTTAATCTTTGTTGGTAAGCCGTGACCGAACACAATCATATACATGAGTATTGCCGCCGCAAGTAATACGCTTCTGTTTTCGGCAACCGATTGCTTTTGACCCAGGACAAAAATCATCAATAAATATAAGATAGAGCCGATTACGGTGGAATGAACAATCATCATACGGGCAGATTCCATAGTTTTATATATATGTGTAATGTTATAAATTAGATTTTAATTGTCTAAATATTTGATTTGTATTATTATAATAGAGAGAATGTTAAAATGTGAATGGGTTGGTAAAGACATAAAAAAATATAATAATAATAATAATAATAATACTTAATATTTGAGGAATAATTTAACCCATCATTTCGTCGTCATCGTTTGAAGCGTCACAGTTTGGGTCGCTGTTTATATTTACACCGCCCATCATTCCAGCCATCTCGTCGTCGTCCATTTGGTCAATCATATTACTCCACGCCAGCCCCGCTTCAAGAGCGGCATTTTCTTCGTAGGTTTGATTGTCCTCTTCGTCGTCTCCATAGTAGAGCATCTCTTCGTATTTCTGTCCTGCTACTTCATCGGCGGTGGTAAGAACAATTTCGTTGGGTTTGTATTCAATACGCTTAACTGTATTCATTTATATATATCGTATCTTGTATTTTTATATTATTAGTATATTTTGAAATTTTTAATTCAATTTTTTTTCAATATCACAGAGAGATTAAAAAATACTCTATAGTAGTTTTTAATTATAATAGTGATATATGAGTTGAATAATTCCTACTCAATAATGATGGGGAGCAGTTTCAGCGACGCCCGTCTGTTTTTGTAAGCAGCACGCATACGCATATGCCGCTTGATTCGCATAATAAGCAAATTCTTCTTTACTGTAATTAGCCGCCTTTCCTCCTCTGCCTTAATGGAAGCAATATAGAGTTCCTCTACTTCTTCGGCAAGACGTTCGTATTCCCGAGTAGTTTCGTCATCGTCTTCAACATAGCCACCGTAGAGATTATATACCTTGTAGCCGTCCATGTTTGCTTGGGTGTCGTTGAAAGTACTCATTATTAATTCGTTGTTTGTATCGTTTGATTGTTTGATTTTATAGTTGATTATATATACCATTTGCTATTCAATTTATTTTATATCTAACATAAATTGGATTAAAAAAAAGTTAAGATTTATATATTGTTATTTACGCTTTTGATACTACTTTGTTAATTACTCTTGAGTCATGTTCAATCCAATTTTTCCAATTCCGCTTCCTCGAACTCCTCATCTTTTCAATTTCCATAATAGCAATTGCGTCCGCAGCATTAAGAGAGTTTGTAAGAATTCCGTCAGCTCTCTCAATAGCTTTCATAGTTGCTGGGTTTTTTGGGTCGCCTGTCTTCGCAAGAATAAGTGCCCTTGCTGCTCTCGTCACTGCTCTCTCTGCTCTTGCGGTATCAGGCATATATTCAGATAAGTTAATAACATCCTTCATTTTATTATTGATACTACTATAAAAATTATTGAATAATTTCATCAATTTTTTATTTTATATAAAATAATAAAAAAAATTGATTTAAAAGGTAATATTAACTCTGCTTATGCTTCTACTGGATTATTTTTTAGATATTCCTTATGCGTTTCTCTTTTAAGATGCTGGCTTTTACCTTGCCTACTATGAATAGCACCACAAACACAAGTTATTTTTTCTTTACCCCTCGCCTGTGATGCCGCCACTAGTGCCGCCGCTTTTTCAGGATTATCTACCGCCCATTTTTTAGTGGTCTCTGTGTTTTCCTTTCTATATTCGGGGTCTTCCATCTTTTGTCTGTGCCTGATACGGCAATATTCTCTATTATATTCTCTATTATATTCGGCAAGTTCTTCAGGTGTTTGTGCTGGTAAATTTTTGTTTAGTGATGGCTTAAGTTTTTCAATCCAATATCTCTCCAGAATTGCTGCTTCTTTTTTATCTTTTAAATTAACCGTTTCTAATATTTCAAAATGCCAATCATCATACCCACCATTCTCTCTAATGAATACACAAACCTTGAAATGATACTCGTATTCGCTACTATTATTATTATTATTACATTTGCTCTTATGATTTGCTTGTCTGGCTGTAAAATCTCCTGACTTACCTACATATTCGTCGTTAATTAGTGGGTTGTTAGAACGCAATTTATATAAAACTGTGTTAGACCAATCAACAGTCATTCAATACTTTATGATTAATAATAAATTTTTATTTTTATTATCAATTTTTTATTTTTTATTTTATATAAAAAAATATAAATAATTTGAGAGATATTAATAATTTACCAAAATTTAAAGACCGAAGACCAAGTAGAGTTTGATACAATCATATTAGACTTACTATTCTCCTTCACCTGTTCGTAAAGCATCCTCTCTTCTTCTTCTTCGGCGATTGCTGCTGCCTCAAGTGCGGCAAGCAAGACCGCTCTCAAATCAACTACAGATTTTTCCCGTCGCATCATCATCTGCTCGGCTTCTTCAACATCGTATGCTGTTCTTTGTGCTTTCTCATACTCACGAGCCTGAAAGCGATTAGATGCTCTTGCCTCCCGCTCCGAACGGAACGCTTCAATATCTAACTGCGATGCTTTTTTGATAGCGACATTAAGGTCATACTTTTTCATATTACGACTGATAAAACCGTTGGTTTCCTGTTCTCGCAGATTAAATACCTCATCAAGTGCTTGTTTTGCTCTATGCCGTTTCTTCTGTGATATAATCATATAATACTGGAAGTCTTTCCACGAAACAATACTACTGACTGATGCAACAGCAGCGAGTTCCCGCTTTTGATTTAGTTCTTGTTCTCCTGCATCAATATAGATTTCCGCTTGAACTACTGATGTCTCTGCGTCTAAAGCAACTTTGTTTAGAATTTGTGCTTGTGTCTGCGGTCCATTATTCCTACCAATTACTTCCGATACTTGATTAAGAATTTCCAAGTGAGTACCAGCGTAATTACTCATACCAATTTCTGTATATATTTCTATAGATATATATTTGTATGAGTAATACTTATATTATTTGATTTCAATTTTATTTTGATTTATATTTATTTAGTAGAGAGATTATACTAAAATAGTGATATGATTATGGGTTGGAAGAGACAATTAGTTTATACTAAAATTATGATAAGATTGATGGGTTGGAAAGCACATACATAGTATATATTATTTCGTAGGAGAATATCCACTCGCCACTCTTGAAGCAAATTTGAAGTCTTTTTGAAGTAAAATATAAATTATTCAGTAAAAAAGCAAGCATACCATGTAAGCAATATCCCTTACATCATAAGCAGTCGTGAAATGGGTGAGAAAACGAGATTTGAGTAGCAAAAATATCCCGAGAGATTATACCAAATTTGAATAAAAAAAAATACAATAAACTTACTAACTAACTAACTATAAACTTACTCGTGTTTTAGTTCAACATCAACCATATTGGTATTGATTGGTAGTGGTAGTAGTAGTATCACTTCCAATATTACTACCAACATCATCAGAACCAATATTAACATTATCACTATCTATATCCATGTCATCGCTATCATCATCACCAACGACTACGGGAATTGCTGCTTGTGCTTCTGCGTATGCTTGTGTCGCCGCCGCAGCCATCGCCGCTTCTACTGCTGCGAGTCGGCGGGGACGACATAGAAATACATTATAGATACGAACGGTAGCAATTAGGGAGAAGATAATACATAGAAGGGCTAATTGACGGACAGGAATAACGCCATCCTCATCTTCATTAGAATACTCGCAGTCATACCAACCGAGGGCGACAACACCAGCAACAATACCGACAAAATTGGAAGTACATTGAATTAGACATATCTTAGCCCAAGCAAATGGGGGTGTAAGAACCCTTGGACGCAAGCAATTCATAATGCCAATAAGCATAAAAGTATACATGGTGATAGAGACGCCAGCATAAACTCCAGCGTTGAAAACGGTTAAATGAGACATAATAGATATGAGATTACAATACATATATGACGTGTATAATTTATCAATTTTAAATTAAATAAATAAATAAATAATTTTATATTTATGATTGGAGAGATAATACCAGATATATATGAGATTTTGGTGCTTTTTCCTTTAAGTCCTTTTTTAAAAACATATCGTGAAAACATATTAAAAAAATATAGAGCAAATATACCATTAAAAAAAATATATTACTACCTTTTTAATTTTATAATATTAGATTTGAGAGATTATTTAAATCCACTTGTTTTGTCCGCCATCTATCTTTACACTGTACAGAGTATCTTGTGCCCGAATCATAGTCGTATTTTTACGCTCCTTATCCTTGACCGCCGCATCAAGGTCTGTCTTGTTTCCCTCGATGCGTTCATTACATCTCTCAAGAATCATCTCGGTAACTTCAATTATATCGATGGTTTCACGCAAAGTCTTTTCCAAATCACACACCTTCTTGGTTGCTTTTCCCAGTTTGTAGTTGGAGATATAGGAACCAATCCTTGACTTGGTCTGTTCGGCGTTTTCCTTAGCCACGATAGCCTTAGTCTCATTCAGGAGTTTTTCGTTATCAACCCGTGCCCGGATATACGCAGTCAAATCCAGTGCAACCGACACACCACGCTCGTTCGATACCCTGACCCAGTTTTGCCTGACGGAAATCACCTTATTAGAGTCCATATAATCACGCTTTGCTACATCACAAGCAAATTGTGCAGTCTGGATATCAGTCGGGGCATCAGTTGTGTAGCGGTTGTATTGGGAAATCACAGTAGGCATCTTTATTTTTGTTTTTGTATTTATTTTTATAATTATATATAGGTTTTGAGAGATTGATTTCAATTTTTTTATATGTCTAACCATAATGGGTTGATAACCCCATCTCTTTAAATTCTTTTTTTTATATATTGAAAAATAAATATATATATGCACTCGTTAATCTTATCCCTTTCTTTTTTCATATTCTCTCTACTATAATTTTGAAATCTAATAAATTTATTAAATATTATATACTATAATAACATTGACCTGATATAAGCAGTTGAGAAATCGGTAGGGAAATGATTTTTGAGTGATAAAAATCTAATAGAGATTGGTTATGCTTTCGCTGCTTTTTCCTTTAAGTTCTTTTTTAATATATATAATATTAACCCCCCCTATATGTAGTCGTCAATCTACTTCGATATATAAGTAATAGATTCATTAGAACCCGAGAGAACTGGAGTAAATACATACTAAAACTATAACAATAATCACACCCCTTATATGTAGTTGGGAAATCGGTGAGAAAACGGGAATTGAGTTATAAAAATATACCATAATATAATATAATAAACCTATATAAAGTGAGACGAATTTTGAAGTAGAATTTGAAGTAAAAATTAAATAAAATAAAATAATAAAATGGGAGACCAAAAAAAAATTGAATACGGGAGACAGAATATATACTAATAACATCAAACAAACAAACAAACACTATGTCTTCCTCCACGCAATCCTCTATGACCCTCGAGCTCGCCGTTCAGCGTATTGAAACTCTTGAGAAGCAGATGATGGTCCTAATGGCCGATAAGGTTAAGGACGACAAGGTCGCCAAGAAGGCGAAGAAGACCGCAAAGAAGGCTGCTGACGGTAGTAGCGATGAGGCGACCGAGACCAAGGTTAAGAAGGTCAGCGGTTATCTCCTTCATAATGCCGCCCAGCGTCCCGCTCTCAAGGAGACCATGGAGAAGGAGATTGCTACTGCTAATAAGGCTCTTGAGAAGGAGAACGCCAAGCTCGCAGAGGACGACAAGAAGCCCCTACTCAAGCTTAAGAGCACCGAAGTCCTCAGCCGTCTCGCCACCGCTTGGAAGGCTCTTGATGACGCCGCACGAGCCAAGTGGAACGCCGACGCCGCTGCTGCGAACGAGGCCGCCGCCAACCAGAAGACCGAGTAAATTCACACACTAAAAACTAAAAACTAAAAACTAAAAAACAAAAAAAAAAGTCCCTATCTAATACACTTTTTTTTACATCTTTTTTTACATTACCACCACACTACACACACATTCGCTTTAGACGCACACACACCACCCGACTAGACTACACACACACACACACACACACATTACACGCGGGGATGTCGCGTGCGGGGCGACTAAAAAAAAATTGATGAATTAATTTAATTTATATTATATGATATAACCAATACATAAATGACTTGTGAAATCTGTTGCGAGAAATTTAACAAAAGTTTGAATGCGAAAGTAACCTGTATATGTGGTTTTGATGCTTGTAAAACCTGTGTTAGAACTTACTTGCTATCTACGGCAAAAGACCCGCACTGTATGAAGTGTAAAAATCAGTGGAGTTCTAAATTCGTAGTAGATAATTTGAATAGGTCATATGTGGATGGAGATTATAAGAAACATCGCAAAATTCTATTGGTTGATCGTGAAATTAGTAAAACGCCCGAATTAATGCACTTGGTTGAAAGAAGAAAGTTAATTGAAGATAAAAATGAGGAATTAAATAATACGAAGGCCGAAGAAGACGCAGTAAGAAAAGCATATCACGCTATTTTAGCAAAGCAAACCGAACTAAGAAACGAAATTAACAGCATTAAAAATGGAGATACAAAAGTGGAACGCAAGAAGTTTATAATGCCTTGTCCTGGCGATAATTGTAAAGGATATCTATCAACTCAATATAAGTGTGAGGTTTGTAAGCTATATACTTGCCCTGACTGTTATGAAATTGTTGGATATACAAAAGAGGACGCACATACTTGTATTGAGGCTAATTTACAAAGTGCCGCTTTAATTAAGAAAGAAACCAAAGGCTGTCCCCAGTGCGGAGTCAGAATTTTTAAGATTAGCGGCTGTAATCAAATGTGGTGTACTGAATGTAAAGTAGCGTTCAATTGGAATACAGGCTCAATTATATATGGCGGACAAGTTCATAACCCGCATTATTACCAGTATATGAGAGAACAAAATACAGATGGAGCAGCCCCAAGAAATCCAGGCGATGTATTGTGCGGTGGTCTGGTTGCGTATCACCAGATGACTGGTTTTATTAGATATGTTAATTCATTTAGTAAGCCTGAATGGTTTAATACTCTAAAAACTGACTACATTATCACAGAATTTATTGAGAAATACCAAATTAAACAGGTGAGCGATTTCACGCTTATGATGATGAATCTACACCGAGCAATCAATCATATTACGAATATCAATCTTAATCAATCCAGAGAAAAAGTAAGGTCGTTGGATAATAACGACCATTTAACAGTCCTCTATATTATAAATAGGAAAACAAAGGAAGAACTTTCAAGCGATGTTTTGAAGAATGATACAGCAAGAAAGAAACATACCGAGATGTTAAATGTTTATGAACTTCTTAGTGTCGTAGGAATTGAAAAATACAATCATCTATCACAAATAGGTAAAACACATTCGGGGGTTTTTGTAATCAATAATCTAATTACTGTTATACACGCAATAATTAGTGTAATAACCGAATACAATACGCTAATCGAGTATTGTAATAAGCAAGCGGTGGAAATTTCCAGGACATATAATCAATCTGTTACAGTAATAAAATATTTGCCTATTAGCTTTCAATATGAACCTACTAACGGTAAATTTAGAGAAGAGGATTTGAAAAGATTATTTATAAAACCAAAAGGTTATAATGCCGAAGCATCGTCCAGTTCAGATAATAAATAATCATTTGTAGCCTTTGTATATTTGTTTTTTTTAATCATAAATTACACTTGTTATTTCCAAATATGAATTTAATCATATCCCAATTTTTAGTATGGTCTTTTCTCTGTCGTGTATAATATTTACCTAATCCAGTTATTAATACCATAAATGTAATCAAATATATGAATGGTAGAAATTTCAATATAAGTATCAAATTACCATCAAACTTTTCCATGTTTATATCCTGGTTTTTTATATCATTAACAGACTTAAACAAATTTGTAAGATTTAATTCTGTGTATGAACCATATAATGCTTTCAATATAATTTGGATTATTACTAATAACACGGAGAGAAGTAAAAATATAGCAAGATACATACCTTCTGTTTTTGTAGAAATCACAAAAATTATGTATATCAAAATACTATACAAGAACGACTCATATAAGTATCTTAATCTTGGATTGACGCCAGTTTTATTCTCCTCTTCATTCTCATCTTCTTCTTTATTTACTTTATTATCATAGTTTTCTACTACTATTGAATCTATAGTGTACCAGTTCAAAATGAATGTAAATATATAAATGGATAAAAGTATCATTACATTTAAAGAAACCAAGGTTTCCTTAAACCTTCCTTCTAGCAAATTATAAAAAAAATTTGTATTTATATTCATTTGTCTATAACGATGCCATTATCATTATACATTCCCATGACCAAATACGTCTCCATATTTAATAGAACATTATTTTTAGTTTTGAAATACATAGAACCTGCTATTTCAACGGTAGTGACTTCAAGTTTGTTTATCTTTTTTTCTTCAGTTACGGGGGTCGGTATTTTTTTAGGACGCCCACGCCCCTTTTTAATTGGCTCGCGAGTATCTTCACCGAACTTATAAACAATACCCGCTGCGTGTAGTGCCTCATTAACATCTTCCCGTTTATATTCCATTTTAACAATAAATTTGTGATAAGGAATTTCTTTTTTGCCTTCGGGAGTTACGAATTCATTAGTCTCACATTTAAGTCGTGTTTCAATATCTCCATATTTTAATTTAGAACAGGCTTTACAAGTATAATCGTTAGTTTGTTTAGTGCATTGAGTATATAGTCCGTGATTATATACAACTGCTTTACAACATCTTGGATTTATATTACCACAGAAAGGTAAAACGATTTCTTGTATGGTTGCTGGTTTAGTTTCAGGAAGAGTTTCAGGAAGTCCGTATGTATCTTCCAATAATTTTTTTAATTCATCAACAGAATCAATTTTATAATGCTTACATATAAGTTGATACGATTCTTCACATCCCATATTTTTATTTATCCCCATAAATATTATTATTTACCGTTATTATTAGTGGGTCTATCCCATTCAATTTTTTTTCATAAACGGGGGGGGGGAAACCAATAAAAAATTGAATTGGATATAAATATATTATGGTAAGTAATAATAAAACAAAAGAACATAGTTAGAAATAATGGACGGAATCAACTGCTATATGTGCGAGACCCCCATCACTGGAAATGTGTTTAAAGCATTTGACGAATCATTCTGTTCCGCCTTTTGTAGGTATAAGTTGGTTAAGGAGTGTGATTATAACCACGACTGCGAGTTGGTGAAGAAGCAGGCAGCGCCAAAAAAAACCAATCCGCCCACGAACACAATCAGCACCGAAGACCGCCTCGCATTTGATTTGTCCTCAATTGATATTCATTACGCAAGTTATGATTATCGTCAAGACATCATCGATGTAGTATATCACAACAGGGGCAATACGCCCAAGGTGCCGAGCATCGGCGAATATATCAGCAACATCTTTTACGGTATTGTTGGAATGCTGTAGGAAACTACCATCACAGACATTATAAAAAACTAAAAAAATATACATATGAATATGATAATGATTATGTATATTTTTTTACATAAATATTTTTTGATTAACTACTGCGCTGACCCGTGGGTCTATATCAGACGACGGTATCCAAGTTTTTTAAGCAACTTTAAACATGAACAATTAGTTTTATCATAAATGATTGCATCTGCCGGATGAAACTGTTGCCGCTCCTGGTAGAGATCGCCGTAGGGATAGGGATAGGGCTGAGCCAGACCGGTGTGCGAGCAGGCGTGAGCAGTCTCATTAAACATATTAAGACCGCGTTCAACGGGACTAATAAAATATGGAAACCAATAACCGTTTATAGCATCGTTGTTTGTTAATATTTTCGAACACTTATCAAGTATAAAAGAAACTAACGGATCAGATGGGTTTGCCATGCGGAAGCCGGTATTAGAATACCGGTAATTAACCCGTAAATTTATAATAATTTTTATAATAGCCGTCTTTTGTGCCGCGCGCATATAGTAGCGTCTGGTTAATGCGTCAGATAGACGAATACCATAGATATGTGTTTGTATCTCATCTGGAAGAAGATCATAGAAGAGATTCGTCATTTTCTAATTTGTACTATATAAAAGAAACATTTTAACCAAATCAATTTTTTATAAATTAACAAAAAAATTGATTATAACAATTTATTAGTTGATTGAAATCATTTCCTGAATTGTTTAGATTATTATAAGAATGGTAAATATTAGTAAAAACTATAATAGATAAATTATTTATAATCATAATAAGATATAATCAACATATTTACAGTTCCATATCACGCATTTTATGAACCAGTTTATCAAGTGACCAAATTGGAGTAGGTTTTTCACAAGCCCAAGTAGTCATAGAGCGAACATAATGCCTACAATCATTTACACCAAGAATATATTTATGCTTCATATTTTTTTCAAATTTCAACACTTCGTCCAGAGTTTTATCGGTATATTCCCATAGGAAGGTGGTAGAATGTAATTCTTTTTTAATACGGAGACCTCTGGTAATGGCGACGGAAAGACCCCATATTTCGCTACCCATCATATCATATCTAACTTGGGAAGACGCCGTTTTAAATGTAATACCTATATGATAAATATCTGTATCTGGAATTAATTGATCCAAGTGAATATACACCTTGGTTTTTTTATTTACGAGGAAAAGAAACTCATTTATTTTATCCTGTGAATTCCGCTTTACTATATTGTAAAATTTGGTCGCCCTTTCCCTTTCCATAGCAGTCACAATCTCTCTCGCTCTCATAGAAATGGTATTTTCATATCTATTATTCATACTATCAATATTTCCTCCTGGTGTAACTATATATCGTGGAAGCATCCTATTGTAGTTTATTTCAACCGTTCGTGAGGAAAACGGAGAAACGATTAAACTCATTGCTGCGTACATATAAATAAGCATAATATTATACATCCATGAGAACAATTGTTTAAGTGTTTTAATAATTTATTTTATGTAAAAAAAATGGTAGTATCATTTTTGTATAATCTTAATCCAGAATTAAATAATCTCCGTTCTCCTTCTGCTTGTATTTGGCGATGACTTTAGGATTGATATTGTTGCTAATAATATCCTCTGTCCTATAAATATTGTTATTGTCGTCAATATAATATAGAATACCGTTAATTTCTTGAGGCCACACATTAATCTTTGTAAGTTTATTATCATCTATTTGACCCTTGTCAATCGCACCGTGCGGGCGACTCTTATCATGTGTTCCACAATATAGTGACTCGTCCTTCTTGCGGCGAGTACATTGACCACCATCCGCACGACACGCCTGACACCGTAGATAATGTTCTACATGCGATTTAACCCTCTTCCTCTTACTAAAATCGGTCTTTTCAAGCGAAAGTGCCTCGTAGTCAAAGATGAACTGTAGTAGTTCGCTTTTAAGAGTGAAATCCATATTCTCATCTGTTTTTGTTTCTACCCACGTTTTAATGTCGGTTTTGAATTGGTCTTGGAATTCATTTACCTTGGCTGTAACACGCTTTTCCATATTATATTATAATTGTTATTGGTTATGAATAATTTGTTATTTAAATCAATTTTAAATATATTTTAATTAAATATATTTAATTATGCGTTTATTACCTCGTCCAGATACACCTTACTTGTTCTGGTGTTGTATCACGGGTTCCAATATGACCTGTTTGCGAACACCGAGGAGTGCTGGGAGGCGTCCAATCAATTGGCTCTGGGACTGGATTCCAAATATCTACAGTAACCTCCTCCGTCTTCCAGTGACGAGAGTGATAATGACCCATAGTGCGTTTATCTATACCTAAATCCCAACTGAATACGGTAGTGAATTTTTCATTATCCCATACATCAAAATTTAGACCCTGAAAACAGTCACGCTTTACTGGTGCGCGGTCTTTATCTACCCAAGACACCCAATTACCACTAATAAGATATGGCGAATCGGGCTTACACATTTCTGCTAACCATTTACGCTGAATTTTGGCGGGACTACCCAGCCCATTAAAGTTTGCTTTGAAATCATTCTTATCAAAATTCATATACGAATACTGTCGTCCGTGAGTGGAAGCATATTCAATAGACATTTTGATTTCCTCATAATATTTAAATGTTAATGATTTGAATAACTGGTCTAAGCGAGCAGCCTTATTCTTTTCAAATTCATTATAAATCGTACGCTCAACAAGTTCCTTGTTGATTGATATTACACGCATACGCTCGATAAATGTAACAGACGCCATAATTTACTATAGGTAAGGACAATATTTTTAAATCAATTATATAAAGATTTAAAAATTAAACATCATATATAAATAATGCCGCGATTAAACACAACACTCGTAACCGAAGACGATTTCGTTAATTGGGTTCGGTCTCATAACGGCGTGCTACATACACGCAAAGTATCTAATATCAACAATATCAATTTAAGTGAATGTCCCCCAAATACTATGGTATGTCTTACGGGATACTCTCAAATCGTCCATACTTTCTTTACTAATATTATTCAAAATTTCAAAAACAAGATTATATTGATTACGCTGGAAACTGATGGATTTAATATGCGTGAAGACTATCTAAAACACCCTCTATTACATCACTGGTATACCTGGAATAAACCCGTTCAACACGAAAAACTAACTTGTATTCCTATTGGATTAAATTTTGATAGACACAAAAACTCAATTGTAAATTACATTAATCGTGATAGTAAAGATAAGGGCAGAGACAAATTATTCGCTGTGAATTTATCAGTCAGTTCAAACCCCGATAGAATCAGGTTAATTCAAATCGCAAAAACAAAATGGAACGGTTTTTGCACGCATATTGATAATATCCCATTCCTTAATAGTTATCGTCGTCAATCTATAATTGAGGGTTCAATCAACGTAGATGTAACTAACCCAGAGTGCTATGCTATTCTATCCAAGTATAAATTTATATTATCACCACCAGGAGCAGGTTTAGACTGTCACCGAACTTGGGAAGCACTATATTGTGGAACAATTCCTATCATTATTGAATCAAGTATCAACGAATTATACAGAGATTTACCAGTATTAATTGTTAATAGTTGGGATGATATCACCAAAGATTTATTAGAAAAAAAATATGTAGAAATCCAAGATAATATAAAAAAAGACAAATATAATATGAAAAAAATGTATATGAATTACTGGACTACCGAAATAGATAAGAAGCGTATTGTAGCACCACCAGCACTTCCAGAAATGGAGAAATTAAATATCAAAAATTATAAGCCCATTCATTTTATTACATACGGTAATCATCGGTTTAAAAATTCCAAAGACAGGCTTTTACAGGAAGCACAGGAATTTGGAGCATTCAAAACTATGACTGGCTACGGACCAGGGTTTATGTCCCGTGAATTTATGGAAAAACATAAAGATGTACTAACTCAACCAAGAGGTGGTGGATATTGGATATGGAGACCCAGTCTTTTACTTGAAGCGCTGAATAAGATTGAAGACGGTGAGTTTTTAGTTTATTTAGACGCTGGTTGTAAATTAAACCCATATGGGAAGAAAAGGTTTTATGAGTATATTGATATGATAGATAATAGCGATTATGGTATTATGTCGTTTCAAATGAGCGGAAATTTAGGACAAGGTAATTTAGAGAAGGAAAATAAATGGACTAACAAAGAAATATTTAACTATTTAAATGAACCGACTGATGGGGCTCATGCCAATACAGGACAGTTTTTAGGCGGTATATTAGTTATGAAAAAAAACCAGCATTTATTAAAAATTATAAATCTCTTAATAAAAGCATTAGATGATGACCAACTAATGTATACCGACCATTACAGCACCAATCAGCATCCACAGTTTAAAGAAAATAGGCACGAACAGAGTTTATTTAGCCTATTACGAAAAATCCACGGTTCGGTCGTATTAGATGGCGATGAATCCTTTATGGTGCCGTTTGGTGGAAGTGAATCTATGAAATACCCTTTCTGGGCCTCAAGAATTAAAGGTTAAGTATTACATAGTTAATAACTTCCTTCTAAAATAATTATTATTCACCCAAATTTCGTCCATATCCAGTTTATCATCCATAATAAATCCTTTGCTTGCTAATAATTCCCTACTTTTTTTCGCCATAGTTTTTCCAAATTTCCCCCAAGCACTCATATCAATTGCTATAACGTAAATCGGGGTGTCCCAATTAATAGTTTCTAATACCTCTAATTCGGCACCATTAACATCAATGGATAAAAAATCTACATATTTAATATTATTATTATCAAATATATTAGATAATTTATCTACCTTAACTTCTATTCCTGAATCGCTAATATTCCAAGCATCCATCCAAGTTCTGCCTGAATTTTGTACGCATTTATCTAATACGTGAGTTAATCCACCAATAGCACGTGGGTCATCTGTAAATTCTAAATACTCTTTTTCCACAGACGATATAGCAGAACTTATATTTACTGTTTTAGGTCTGTATGTTGTTAATTTTTGAAAATTATGAGGAGACGGCTCTATTAATATTCCAGACCACTTTAAATTATCTTCCAGAGCCTTTGTATTTGAATATGTAATTCCGTCAAAAGCACCTACCTCTACAAAAACACCATCTACCTTTTTCTGAGGACCGGCTTTCCAATAATTAACATATTTATCCATAATCAATTTATCAATTACTCGTCCGTGTTTACTTGTCTCCTGACTATAATAGTTGCTTATATTTTTCAGAAACGAAAACGTTGAATCGATGGTGTAATAATCCATATAATATAAATAAGAAGAGTATATTTATATTATTATCATAAGCAAATTTATAATAGATTTACGATATTATCGTTTATTTGCTTGTATTTATCATACGGTCTATACATATGATAATCCGAATATTGTCCTGTCTGTATAGAGTTTGATAGAACGGTGCTGTTTGGGAAATTGCCCCTATCAAGCCTTTTGAATTTACAAAAATCGTCATTTAAAATTACCAGTTTATTAACATTTACCTTTTTGTTCCAATTTTGAGTAGAATTAAATAGGTATAACTGGTCGGTAATCCAGAACGGCATATTGCTATGTCCCACGAATTCCATATTGTTATATAATACGGTCTGTATCATATATACTATATCGGCTTCTGTCTTAATTGAAAATACAGAACGCCATACTTCGGGGTGGGCTACATTATAACATATAACCATTTCGTTTTTACCAACACAACTCAATTGCCTATAACAGACGAATTTATCGTCGGCAATATCTTTAATCGGTTCGGTGTAATAGTTTCTATTCATCGGGATAATATCCATATCAGTAATTAATACGCCACCCTCACTTTTAATTAAACACGGATATAGAAGCCTAATATTTTGTGCTATAAACGATGATTTAACGTTAGGAATAGGTGGGAAAAGTTTAATATATTTAGCATAAGGTTCTAATTCAGGAATCATAGCATCAGCAATCAGCACTATATGAATATTGATGTCTGGGAATAATTTCAGCCAAGCCTTTATAAAGATAGGAACGAATTTGTAGTATAACGGGTTCGTATCCGTCGCGGTTAATACATCGGTGAGCCTCATTTATATTTATAGTGATTATAAATTTTATATGTTTTTTTTATATATAATATTATTGTTATTGTCATCAATATTAATAATATTATTACAGAACGGTTGGATAGAAGTCCTCGTTTCCAATATAAAGATTTTCAGTAGAATTTAATACTGAAAAGTGCCGATTGTGTCTATATCCAAAATCCGTAATTGCCGTAGCAGGAATATATAATAGCGGGCAAAGAACATATACAATCATTGCGTGTATATTAGCGTCCATCCAATTATATAATAGTGTGCCGTTCATATTTGTAATTGTATCAGTATAATCTTTTATAATTGAGTTCCTCCATAAATCTAATTTTGTAAAATGAAAGTTGTTATAAGGACATAGACCAGTATATATTTCGTTGCTTATATCCAGAAATCCAATTGTCTCTAATTCTGGAATCAATTCATCAATACCTAATTTATATGTTTTACAAAAATCATAGGTGAATTTGTATAGACCAGTTGGGTTATTCATTCGTTCGGGATTATCTTTAAAAGTGCTCCTGTAAGCATAATAATTTTTATTTGCTTCTAATAAAAATTTGTCCTGACCGATAAATGGTTCTATTAAAAAAGAATCGTCGTCCATTCTAATATACGAATCATACCCTCTAAAAATATCCATTTTTTGCATAACACCCGAAAAAAACCTACACATCATCATATAACCTTTGCCGCACTTTGCGATTGATTTATCATATGGTAAATCATTATTTTGAAAATCAATTTTACAGAAGGTAATATTTTTATATATATCCAGAAAATCCTGCTTTACTTCATCTGTAAAATCTTCGTGAAAGATAATAACAGGGAGAGACAGATGCGTAGTGATGTTTTTAACACTATTTTGAGCCATAATAAGCCTATTCTCTCCAGTTGCCTTACAAATTTTATCTATTTTATTGATTAACCATATAATACATGTATTACTCATAGTAATATAATATAGATAATATCATTTAAATATATTTATATCAATTTAAATATTAATGAATATCGATAAAATTTTTATTATTAATTTAGAGAAAAGAACCGATAGAAAAGAAGAGATGATGAAGGAACTGGAAAAACACAATATTCAAAACTACGAATTTTATAATGCTGACCGACCAAGTATTCAAGATATTATTCAGTGGAATAATAATTATTGTAATCACGTAAAAACATCATTTAGAAATACGCAGAAATTCTTAATGTATCAAATTGGTTGCCTCGGGTGTTTAAAAAGTCATCTTGGGGTTTGTAAATTAGCATTAGAGAGAAAATACAAAAATGTATTAATTCTGGAAGACGATACACAATTTATACATAATCTTGATAGGCTGGCTGAATTTACATCTCAAATCAATAATGAGTATGATATGTTATATTTATGTGGTTCTCATAACGGAGTTAGAGAGACAGTAAGTAAAAATATAGTAAAAACAGCAAAAACCCATACAACAGGTTCGTATTTAATTACTGAAAACGCTATGAAATATTTAGTGGATAATATTCAATCTTACACTAAAGAAATAGATGTGTATTACGCAGATGAAATACAGTCAAGGTTTAGTTGTTTCTGTACGCTACCACATATAACAAAACAGAGAGATGGGTTCTCTGATATTCAACAGAGTAATGTGAGTTATAAATTAGCCCAATAAAATGTAAATTTACCAACTTTTTAAACAACTTTATATATTTTAATATTTGTAATATATATATAAAATGGCTAAGACAAGGAGAAATCTCAAAAAACGAGGTGGAATGAACGATGATGAGGCGTTTTCTACCATACTGGCGGGTGTACAAGGAAGGAGAGTAAGAAGAGCCAACACTAAGACGAAAAATTTAGCATCCCACGTCAAAGGTTTGCCAGAAGACATGGAACATATAATTATAAAAAAGGTTAGAAATGATCTTATTTTGAAAAAAAATTTAGGTTTTATCTTCGACTTATTAGTGCAAGCAGTAAAAGCAAATCGTACAGATAGAGTAATGAAAGTATTAGGTAAATACGGCGATGAGATGGAGGAATTTCTTAAAGATGAAGGAATGAAAGGTAATATGAAAACACTATTACACATATCCACAGATAATGGTAATCTTGATATTGCAAAAATGTTAATTAAAAATGGTGCGAACATTGATGCGATAGATAATAAGGGAGAAAGACCTATATTTATTGCTGTTAAGGCTAATAATTTTGAAATGGTAAAACTATTAATTGATAACGGTGCTAATCTAGATTATGAAGACGATACCCGGAACAGTATAATGCATTATGCGGCAGAAATTATAGGTGATGATATTAAAATTCTAGACTATTTAATAAGAAATAGTAGCGACTCCGCTGTTTATAGTATAAATGATAGAGAACAAACACCATTACATTTGTCAGCTAAATCAGGAAATGCAAAGGCGGCAAAATTGTTAGTTGAAAATGGTGCTGATAGAGATGCGGTGGATAACGCACAACAAACACCCATTACTGCAGCCGAATATGCTGATAATGAAGATAATGTAATAGAAGAGACTATGGATGCGATAAGGGATGCCAGACTTAACCGCCTGCCTAAAATGAGTAAAGCAGAAAAGAAGGATGGTAATAAAAGTAGAAAAGCACGCTCACACTCACGCTCACGCTCACGCCCACGCTCACGCTCACGCCCACGCTCGGGCGGTAAGAAAAATAAAAAAGCCGGCAAAACACGCAAGCATTAGATAATATCAATTTTTTAATATTTATAATAAAAAAATTGATTAAGATTCACCGATTATTATAGATAATATATACATTAGAACAATAGTCAAATATGAGCAAAACACAATATACCCCGCTAATTTTAAAGAATATCGCAACATATCTGAAAACCAAAAACATAGCGATAAGTGAAAAAATTGAAGGCGAAGGTCGTTGTGGAAGTTTAATCGACGAAGGCACGATTAAAAAAAATCTATTGGCATCTGATTTTAAAAAATATATTATTAACGTGGATCCTCGTGGGTTCGGTGACATTCTTATAATGGATTATAATGAAATAGATATCCACGTAATAAACATTAAAACGAGTATCGGTTCTACTGATAATTGTTTTAGTAAGGGTGGTTTTGTATATGCATTCACGAGTCTAGCACATGATGAAATACCCAAACAATTGAATTTCCTTCAAATGAATGAACTATTGATTAAATATAAAAAAGATATACCCGCCAAGGATTATTGGTTCTTGTGTGTCGATAAAAATGATCCCGCATCAATTATGATTAGAGGAACTAAACAAATTAACAACTGGGTTGTTAATATTAATCCTGCCAATATTTTACAGGTTAATTGGAAAAAAGAAAAAGCAACTGAACCGTCCAATAGAAGTTATGATGAAGCATATGAATTGTTAATTGGTGGAATTGGTAGGTCATTAAAGGCTTTCTGGGCTAACATACCTGATGATTGGAAAAGTTAAACAGTATATTAGAAACCTGCTTATGACCTATCTTAAAACGTCCAGCATACATATAATTTTTTTTAAACTCATCGCTGTTTAAATATTTAACTAATACATTCAAATCTACATCTTTTTTTGGAATTAATAATATTAAATTCCCACCAAAATATTGAATAGTATCTACAAAAGCAACCGTTGTATTCCTTGTTAATGTGTATATATAAATACCTTGTTTGCCGATATTTTTTTTCACTGAAATATAATTTCTCGGTGCTCCCCATTGAAACCAATTTTCATCGTTGAATTTTCTTATTTTACGACTGATTAATATATCCTTATTATTTGTCATATATTCATTCAGTTGTAAATTTTCGGTCGGAAATTGGTCGATAAATATATATTTATCCACCTTGTCTTTACCATTTAATATATTCAAATTACCATATTTTTCATTTTTATAAACCTCTTCTTTGCCCGTAACCATGCCCAC